ATTTGAGAGGGGGTGTCATTTTTAAGACCCCTCCCCTATGCTTAAGCACTTTTGTCCAGTGTGTCTTCGTCTTTGACTTCGATCTTGAGCTTCTTGTAGATGTTTTGCGGATCAGCGGCTATAATTCTGTCGATGGCCTTCTCGATTTCATAAGCATTTTCATTGTCCGTGAACTGAGAAGACGTCTCAGCCAGCCTCATGAGAAGACCAGATGAATTATAGCCATGATCCGTGTCGTATCGGTACCATTCTTCGAACTGCTCGTACGGTGAATACGGGTTATCAAAGGTAGTAAGAAAGCAACGAACCATATACCTGTTCCTTTCTTGTATAAATTATTTGTTTAATGCATTGTAAACCGTAGACTCGGGAACACCACAAGCTTTAGCAATGTCTGCATACGAGTATCCGCTGCGAAGCATTGCTTTTGCTTTAGACATCTTTGCCGAACTCATGACAGTTGTTGTTTTAGGCATTGCACGTTTCACTATTTCATCCGAATCAGACGAATTAAGAATCTTCATGAGTTTGCTGTCGGAAATTGCGCCTGCTTGAATCGCTTCCCATTCTTTGTCTGTGAAAACGACTTTAGACTTGCGACCACTTGCACCAACAGAATCTCTTGCACGCTGCATTTCAACAGAAGAAATTTTCTTTATTTCTTTCTTATCGATAGCAGGATCGAGACCTTGTTCTTGAATTTTGGCTTTAATACTTGCATTAGCAATGAGCATTGCCTTGCGTTCTTTCGGCTTATTCATGAGCATGGTGTTATACTTATCGTTCAAAGACCTAACTTCGGATGCATATTGTTTCGCTGCTGCCGGGCTGTACTTCAAACCGGGCATATTCTCAGCCTCTTTACGAGCCTGTCTGGCCATGGCCTTAAGCTGGTTCGAGAAATCGGCGTAGAGGTTTTCCTGAATGGTGCCAGAGGACAGTGTTCTTGCGTCTTTGGTTTCAGAAATCAAGCTGACCGTGTCTTCGGCCATGCGTTCCTTGCCGGTTTTGGGATCGATAAAGGTACGTCCGCTCTCTTTATAGACTAGTTCGCCAGTATCTTTGTCAACATGAACACTTCCACGACGTTCGGGAACTCGTATCGTTTGCTTACGACGAGACAGAAGTGTGGATGCACCACCGTACTTGACATTTCCTTCCTCATCAACACGAATTTGCCACTTCTGTTTAAGTTCTGCGATACCATTTTCCATTTCAGAGCGCTTGTAATCGAGGCCATGCTTTTCTGCATCAATAATGACCATTGAATGCTTAACAGCACGAGCCAGTTCTTTCTCATCCGCGCCACGAAGAGTCATATCCGTAATCAAATTAGAAATGACGCCCATTTCACGTTGCTTCTCCTCTTTTTTCATGAGACGGACGTGATTAGGATTACCTGGTGGTACTGCGTATTCAGTTTTAGGATCGAAATCTTTCAAATCCTTCAGCGCAGGAGTAGACTTGATGCTGACTTTGTCAGTAATAGGAATCGTCGTGACGGTATCTCCATCAAAGTCAGCGCCCGAAAGGCGTTCTGCCACCTTTGCGTTGATGCCGATTGCATCCTGAATTGCTCCAAGATTCCGCTTGCCGTGAACATTCTTATTATTGACTGTGACAATAGGAATCTCAAAAGTGCCTGCATGCGGAAAGCGTATCAACGCAAGATTCGTGCCATTTTCATATGCCGGGCAGTATGCTTCCGTCTCTTTGATCTGATTGATCGGAAGGATGACTTTCGTAGACTGTCCTGGAAAAGCAGATGCTTTGAGGGTCATCGATGTACCTTCGCATGTGTCAGCGAAGTCAGTGAGCAGTTTCTTCTTAATCGTCGGGTTGTTGTACTGCATGATTTCATCATACTGTGCTTTATAGTCCGCGACAGTCAGTTTCAGCTGATTCTCAATCAACTTCTTGGGCTGCTTGGAAAGAAATTGAGAAGAGACATTTCGAGACATTGTATCCCAGTCGCCTTCTTCTTTCAGTTTATTGATAGGAGACAGGTGCTCCTTTCCATCAGCTCCAATGTACATGCTCTGACCATTTGCTTTGATGGCTGCACCAAAAGGATTGTCCGGATCAGCTTTCGCTTCTTTCAGAACTTTCATCTTGGGGGTGCCGGAAGGTTTATTGGTGTTGAACCTAACATCAACGCCATCCGGAAGATCGTCGGAATAAACAGCCATGCCTTTCAGATAGTGGTCGCCATCGACAAGAATACGCACCTGTGCATAATGGCTTTTGCCAAGATCAAGATCCGGGACACCACGGCGAATCTCAATGACGCCATCCTTTGCCAGACCACCTTCATCGCCATACATAATTGCCACACGGCTTGAATCCAAACTCGATGGACGTTGAAGCTTCTGAAAAGTTTCGCCACCATCATCAGAATGGTAATCACCCAGCGAATCAATCTGGTCTTGGTGCTGGTAGGCATATTTCTGGTCAAACTCAGGCTTGGCCAAAACAGTAATGTTTGTCTGTTGACGAATGTTAGTCGGCTGGCGAATGCCAACACCATACCGTTTGAAACCATATTCTGCTTCAAGTGTGTATGCGGCATCGATAAGCTCGGTTTCAGATATTCCAAGCACTTGGTTCGCACCTTCAGAAATGTCAACCATACCCTTTTTCTCTACTTCTTTTTTCAAAGTTTCGGCGATACTCTCTGCACGTTTTGTTTTTTTATCGATATTACCAGAGTATTTAGACCGGACGCTTGACTCACTCATGTTGAGCTGTTTTGCGATGTCTGTCCACCCAAGGCCTTTATTATCTCTAAGGTCTTTAATTTGCTCATATTCCGACGTTTTGCGCAAATTTATAGCTTTGCTTTTAGCAACACGAAACTCCGAAAGACTCATCTGATATTCCTTCGGAAGTGTATCGTTGATAGAGTTCAGAATATCTTTTTCTGAAAGTCCTTTATTTTTCAAAAGTTCAATTCGTGAAAGAAAATCTCCCGAATGCTGATAAGGATTCTCCCCAGAACCCCATGGATACCGACCAGAATGTTTTTTGGTGCCGTAGTGTTCAAGCACCCCGTTCTGTGATTCAACTCCATAATAAGAGCGAATATCTTTTTCGATAGAATTCATGCTGCAGCTCCCAGCTTTACTTCGTTGATGATTTTATCGAATTCCTTGATCTTTGCAATGATCGGAAGAATGTCTTCTGCTTCGGGATTTTCCACCCAAATATCATCGCTCTGATAAATTCGATTTTCGAACCGAATAGTTACAGGATCGATACCGTATTCCAAACAGAACAAGGCATCGTAAATATAAAGCTGCTCCATATGAGCAGGAACGGTTCCAGTCTTCAGATCATGAATGCGAAGGACACCATCGTCGAACATGATAGCGTCCGCTGTCCCGAAACAATTCGGACTGTAATAAAGCACAACTTCAGGTGTCATGCGGAAGCCGATGGCATCGTTGACATAGGCATTCAGCGTTTTCTTGCTCTTGGGAAGCTTTTGCTTAAGCTCGATGCATTCTGCTGCAAATGCATGGAGTCTCGTGCCTCGCTCTTTTGCCTGATTACTCAGGTATGCATCAACCAAGCGATCTGGGTCATAGTTGAGCCAGTGATACTTACTTGCTCCCAGAAATGCATGTTGCCCCGTGAGCCTTGAATGATCGTTCCATTGCATCAAGTATCTCCTCCTTGTTTTCCGGATAAATAAAAGCGGCAAAGCTCATTTCGTTCATCTTCTGGACATAGTAGTCCTGATTAGGGCGATGAGGAGCATTTTCCGACTTCTTTCCCTCGAGCGCAGCCCAAGTAGACCCATACAAAACTAAAAGGTCAGGATGCCCCTGAACTTCGTTCGGGTCCAAATGAACCACCGTACAACCGGGGAAGCGCTTTTTCAGTTCTTTCACCAATCCGGTCTTGAATTTGTTTTCGAGCATGTCAACCTCCAAAAATAAAAAGAATAGCATGTTTAAGACACGTTCTATTCTCCTCATAAAAGAGGCTGTTTTTTCCGCGGTATTTTTTGTGAAAAAGTGTTAATTTTTGTGAAAATGGCAAAAGAAAAGCCCCTGCGTTTTTCGCGCAGAGGCAATCTTAAAAGACTATTAAATTAGAACCCGTCAAAATCGTATTCGTCGTGAGGTATATAGGGATTTTCTCTATAGTATGTATCGAGCCATTCTTCTTCTGGTTCGAGTTCATCATCGGCATAACTTGCTTCTTCAGTCGGAGCACTGCATAAATCCACGTCTTCTTCGTAATGCTCTTCTTCGCACTTCGGGCATCGCCAAATAGGAACTTTCCAAATATTTTCGTACCGCTCCATTTGACAATGACACCAAAAACACCAATGCTCGCCAGTTGGTTTGTCATATCCATCCGTATGTATGACATAATGTTCGAAACTTCCATCTGGATGTTTCAACCAAAGAACTGGCAGTCCTAACTCCAGGGTTGAATATACCCATGCTTCATCGCCGTTCGGAAGAATTTCTCTCGCATCAAATGAGCAATCATACTGTTTCCAATTTTTAGCAAGTTCCTCGATGTATTCCATACGCTTTACCTCATACTCATAAGAAGTCAGCCACTAATGTACTGCTTCCTTATAATACACTATCCGACGTTATTTTACAAGGTTAATATCGACAGGGGGTTATGGGGTTTAATGCATGAAAAACAGGTTGTGGCCAAAAGCCCATTTTTTCCGTTCTATTATATATATATTATTTTTTCATTTTTTATTAACTTAAAGAAAAAAATGGGTTTTTGACCAAAGCGCGTATTTTTATCGTAAATACGTTGAATTTTGTGGCCATTTTTCCTGAAATTTTTGGCCACAAAGTGGGTTTTTGACCAAGAAATCGACGTTTTCCACATGTTGTCGCAAAAATTCAGAAATAGCGCCAAACAAAAGTGGGCAAAGTCAGCTTCTGGATAAAAAGAAAAGGCCCCGATTTTTACATCGAGACCTTTCTATGTTATTCAGCGCCAAACAATTTAGCGAGAATAAAAAAGATTATAGGAAGAGCTATGAGTAAACCCCAATATATTGGCTCCATTTTTCTTTGTTGCATTTCTTTCTCTTTTTTGTCTTGACGCTTTTGTTCATCTATTTCCATCTTCTTCATCGCCAAGTCCTTTATGGCTTCAACGCGTTTTACTTTAGCTTCATCCACAAACCGATGAGTCTCTTGATAATCGTCTAACCGGACCTTACTTCCACAATACTCGCAGAACATGAACTCGCGGTTTCCATCCTTAACCGTAAGGTCAGCTCCGCAACTAGGGCATTTTACCGTTCGTGCCATAATAGCACCTCCTATTCTTATACTAAGAATATCATGTAGGAGTCGAATCGTCAAGCAAAAGCGCCACCTCCTTGGAAAAATCCACGTCTCTCAGATATTAGTTCATGACACAGCCACATAGTCCTTCATTGGTCCATAAGCCTCCTCGCCGCAGCATATAGGAATCGTTTAAGCGTCCATTTATCCAGTCTGAATGCAATACGGAGCTCTTCCATTTCAGGATTAGGATACACACCGCTCCGATACTCCATCGCATCCACAACTCTCACAAGACGAGCCGTGACGCTTTTTACGTTCGTGTGATACTTCTCTGCAATCGCAGTACAAATATCAATCATTGGAACAGACCGATGCGAATTGAGTAAATCAATAGTCATTTCAACTGCATCGCCCATCATTTCAACTGCATCGCCCACCATCGGAATCCGCATCTTCACAAGAAAATCATACGTTCTTTTCTGCATCGTAATCACCTTCTTTCAAAACAGAGCAAAAGATGCTAGCGTCAATATAACACCTATGCCGTTTATGATTTCAGTAATATCTTTCTCAAGTTTTACCCCGTAACGACTCCCGAAATAGAAGATTTGACAAGCAAACCCAATAGTGAATAAGACCTTATGCATCAGCTTTCACCATACTTTCTTTGCTGCATTTCCTATCACCATATCCTTTCCCTCTTAGGTTTTCATAACGGCATCCGCTGCGTGAACCAGATATGTAGTACCGTTAATCGTGATTTGCAACAGTCCGTCTCCATAATCAGTCCAGCTATCCACCTTACCCTCGATGATTGCCCCGTCGGGTAGCTTGATCTGCGCCCATGTATAAGTGAACGTCCTATTGAGTACCTTATGGTTGCCGCAGCTGCACAAAACCGCACAGCCAACAAGCATCATCAGACATGCAACGAAACAAATAATACGATTTTTCATAGTTACTTCACCATACTCCCCTTCCGCGTCTGGTCATCCGCCGGCCAGAACGTATAAATGTCATCGAACACCACCGGAATCTTCTTCTGAACCTCCAGCAACAACGGACACATCAGCTCACGCATCTGAGGATGGGCCGCCACAGGAGTACGCAGCTTGAAGATATTGCGCCACTCACGGTAGTTTGCAGTAACCACGATCTCGGTCTTCAGGCACAGCGGCAGCACACAGCGAGCCTGCTCAGGACGGAGACCGTTGGCAATCATGAGCTTATAGTCCTTTTCGGCATAGGTCATGGCTTCCAAGAACGCACTTTTGATCGTAACTTCGCTATCATTCAGTTCGCAATACTGCTCGCCCCGAATATAATAAGGCCAAATAAACGTCAGCTCCCCGCCAAACTTTTCTCCTGCATAGTTGCAGTACCGGGTGCTCTCCTGTGCGAAGCTCGCAATGCGGTGTCGCACCAGCTCATTCGCCACGCCCCGGTCACAGGTGAACAGCACGCTCAGCTGAGAATGCTCCAGCATAGCCTCATGCCCCTGCTTTACCAGAAAGCCTACCAGTTTCTTTGCTGACTCACCGTCCGGCGTGATCTTGTCCTCGCTCTTGTAGCAGACCCGCGCCATTCGCTCGATCTGCTGCAGCTCCTTGATGCCGCCCTCAGAAATATCAGTGAGGATTTCGTACTTGGGCTCAACGATTTTCATAATTAGTTCTCCTTTTCATCAATCTGTCCAACATTTCAAGCTGACCGAGGCTTTTTCCGTTGGCTCTTGCGACAACAATATTGATGTTAAGATCTGTGATCGGAATAATATATCCAAGATGCTCCATTCTTTTATGATCACAGGTAGAGGCTTTATGACAAACGGCGCACCTTCCAGCTAACTGAGTATAAGCTCCAAATGCCTCATTCATGTAAAAACCTCCAGAATCGAATTGAGCAACAAATCAAAATACCGCTTAAAAAACAAAGCGAGTCGGTGCAGCCAATAAGCATACTCTGATGGAATATCTCTTTCTTGACCTTGCAGCGTAGCGTTGGCTTTTACCATTTCCAGCTTATGAGTTTCATAATCCTCAGAATATAGCCCGATCTCCTTCGTTGGTTCGCCGGCATTGCGAATCAGAATGATGCACGGCTCATTATTTGCATATAAAATATCAATCGTTTCGGCGTTTACTATCTCTCTTGCCTGGTCAACTGTGATTTTTCCTGTATCTACCAGGTCGGCTATCCAACGAATATCACTATACATCATTCACCTCACCCCAAGAACCTGAAGATAATAAACCACAAGCATTTCAGGGTGAACGCAATGATTATCAGCCACGCGCAGGCCGTGATAGTAACCGCCAAAACGCCGCCAATAAACTTGCCGATTTTTTCATACATACTCATTACTCCTCCTTCTGGTACCCGATGAAGTCGCCAACGCCGATGTCACCGTTCGGACATGTATGCGCCCTATACAGCCTTGGTGCTAAAGGCATATCTTTGTGATCCAACTCGAGTTCGCCATTGACCCTGTTCAGGAAATTATTCAGCCCAATATACATGACAGTCTCGGTATGTACCGTCACCGGGCAGAACTCATTCCCACATTTGCGGCAACGATAAATCTGATGATAGTACGTCACAGTATAACACCTCCAGTCAATCTCTCGACCCTGCTCTCCGCAGAGCGCAGCTCGAAAATAGCCGCCGACATATACTCCTGCTCACAGAAGTTGAAGTGGTTCTCCGCAATTTCCAGCTCTCGCAGAGGGTTATAGAATTTATACTTGCGGGTATCCTTGAGAATATCCATCATCCAACCGCATGGCGAGCTGAGCGTCAGGAAATTGATAACGAACGCGATGATTTTCTGAAGCATATTTCTTATTCCCTTCTTGTAAAAATAAAGAGCCGCAGATTTCTTCACGGCTTCGTTTCCACATCAGGCAGAATATCAGTATGGAAGTAGAGCTTGTAGTGGTATGGGTCGGTCATCGTACCGGTAATATCCTCCACGACATACATCGTATAGGAATTCAGGTAAATATAATTTTTCTTATATGTATTAGGCCCAGTCTTGATGGTACACACCAGCTCGTTGGACGAGTTGTTCGTAATGGACATCAGGCCTTCCGCTTCGAGAATGACTTTATCCGTTCGAGCGTTGTAAACAGTGATATGCCGCTCCGTCTCAAAGTAGTTAGCCTGCTTCGAGATGTTCTTGTTGACCTTTTCAGCCTCTGAACACCCACACAGACAGCCTACCAGCATCACTAGGCACATTACACAGCAAATAATACGATTTTTCATATCTCAATCTCTCCTTCATGTTTCAAAAGCCACCCTGCGGCAGCATACAAAAAGCTCCGAAGCGATACTGACGAGTAACAGTCATAGCCCATTACTTCCGACATTCTCGGATTTGGAGTCTGTTATTTTCGCGTCTTCTCCTCGAACTTCACGGACTTCACAGTCCATTCCCGCATGGCATTAACTGTTGTCGGCATCGGCTCTGTCCAGAATATCTCTTTGACGAAATCAACGATTTTGCGCAATATAATTTTTACGAAGTCCTCCTTTTTTTGCATCCAAATTCTTTTCGGCGACGGTTAATCCATTCAGAAACTTTAGGAGAAAGTGGCGCGCCTTTTTTCACAATCAGAATTGCCTGCACATATTTTTTATGGGCTGGCGCATACATCCAACACTGAGTATCGTCATTATGGTCGATTGCATCACCAATCCATAAACGTGCAGGCCAAACATGGTTTGAGTGATAGAATATGCTTCCCTCCAAATAATCGAACCAGAAATACTTATGGACGACCTTTCGATCAATAAGTTTTCGTGTCTTCTTAGACATATTTCTCATTTCTGCATTTCCTTTCGTCAGTCTCCATTGCCTTTACGATTTTATGCTGGATATAAAGTACACAGCCAGCCTGACTGTCACACCCAAATGAAGCCAGCAATCCAGCAATAGCATTCAAAGAGTTCAAATCCTCTTCAGCAAATATCATTTAGCGTTCACCGTTCCTCCTGATACTCTACAATTTTGGTCACTTCACTCTGAACCCGGCGTAAGAGATCACACGCACCCAAGCAACCGCATTCCCTCAATGCCTCAGCGATGTTGCCCAAACTGTCCATGTCGGTTCTTGTGAGATTAACTTGAGGAATAACTTCAATGTTCTCCTCTGTGATAAATGGGGTATAGTCCCCACAATGGCAGCATTTAATGTTCATGCGTTGCATACAAGCATCTTCCTTCAAATATAAAAAATATAGATTTGAAATCAGTCGTATACCTTATATTCCATATTGCTCACATGGGCGATGGTATCGTAGTTATCACCTTCAAAGCGAAACCTTGCCATACCGTTCGAGGTTAAATCAGAGAACTTTTCTAAATATCCGCTTCGTCCGGGCCAAGGGCGGATGATTTTCATGAAGACCTTATGGGTCATGGCTTTTTCCTGAATCTCGTGCATTTGAATCGCTCCTTTTTGTTACAGTTCAGAAAATAAAGATCCGCAGATTTCTCCACGGCTCCATAATGAAGTCAGTCCAATACCCTCATATCATCAAGAATATCACTCAGTCTTTCACCATTTTTCTTTCTCTTATCGATTTCCAGCCATTCTTCGTTCGTCAGTTCCCGACGCAATTTCCAGTAATGTCCCAAACTTCTGTCATAGCAGTACAGATCCTTCAGATTCTGCTCCTTGGCCAGTGCCATGTGCTTCGACAGCATTTTTTGCTCCTGCTGCAATTCCGCCCACAACAACCGGACCATAAGTAATAATCTGATCCTTGTGCTCATAACACCAAGTTTGTGCTTTTACCTTTTTGTCCTGGAACCACTCCCGAATTTTAGCTTTCTTTCGTGCTCTTTCGAGTTCTTCCATAGTGTAAACCTTTGCCATAAATATTTCTCCTTTATAGTCAATATTTGGATCTCTCCATAAAGGGGCTTGTTATTTTCGCGTCTTTCCCTTATACAATCGTCTAAGTTCAAGTTTACTTGGTAAAAAGTCATTACAAAAATAGGCACTAGCAAACGGTGTTGCCTCACTCGGACATATCATAGACGGCGATATATACCCTATTCTCTGGTCGAAACATAATAACTGCAATCGGTTTTGGTAAATATCAAATCGTCTTCTTCCTTGAATTGCATTGATAGGAAGCAGCAGCACAAAAGGTAGGTTTTCCTAGCGAATAGGCCCGCTCGAGTACCTCATCCTTCTTACTGAATGGTGGGTTCGATACCATTACAGTCCAATTATCAGGTTCATATGTAAAATAATCCATGCCGTCATCGATATGGGATGGAATCACTCTGTATCCAGCTTTAGAGAGCACCTTTACATACGCAGAATCCGCTTTATCAAATGGACACCAGACAAGCTGCTTTTTTTTTGTCTCCTAAAAATTCGAGCAATGGGTATACCGCATAGTCGGGCGTATACCGTTCGTCTCCTTGGATCGTTCAGTTTGCCTGTGCAATCCCGAGAATCATTTGACTTTCACCTTTGCTTCCTCGAATTTCACCGGCTTAACCGTCCCCTCCCGCGCACACTCCGTCATGCACTCATTGCAGGGCTCGTCCGTCTCCAGCACATTGAAGTTTTTGCACTTCGGGCAGTAGGTTGCATAGTCCACTTCGCGCATCCAGTTATTCATCAGGTTTCACCTCCGAAATAAAAGCGTCCATTCCGCAGCGAGGGCAACGCGCCAGAACCTCGCCGTTGTGGATTGTACTTTCCTTCATACTGTTCCAATTTGATGTAGGAATCCCAAAATGAGCATTACAGCCACCGCATTTGACGGCAACTAGCTTCTCGTCAGGGTTTGCATATCCATCAGGATCGCCGATGTATTTATGTACCCAATGCCCATTGCAAAACGGGCATTTCAAAATTCTACTGCTCGCAGGAACTTCATCCATGTCGTACAGCCACACCTCAGGGGCAACAGAATGGTGTTTATTGCAATTTGTACACTCAACCGATATCCAAGGACGTTTTTTCTGGGTCTTCTCCTGCTTAATGGAGAACCTATCATCCAACTCCGGATGGGTCTCCCGCTGGTTCAGAGCCCAAAGCAGATTCCAGCAGGCAGCGCGCAGGTGGTCCTCATCGTCCATACCGACCATGTACTTTGCCAGATGCCTAGAAGCACTGTCCAGCAACGAATGCAGCGGGATACCCTTATCCACGTTGTGCTCACCGTACTTCAAGGCGCCTTTCTCACAGTGCTTACTGACCTCCATGATGCCGTACCAAGGCAGAAGATCCATGCGCCCCTTCCCGGCGTGCATGTCGCGTTTTGCACCAGTTTCAAATTCGGTGCGATCTCCAGAATCTTTGATCACAAATATCAATCCTTTCTATTAGCAGTGCTTATGAATCCGCCCCTGCATAACTTTGTTAGCCATATCGGTCTTAGGAATCTTGCATTTCGGATAGCTCGGACGGAATCCATTGGCAGCTTTCCGGTCATTTGCAATTCTCATATAATCCTCGTCCTCCAGTTCATTTTTGATTTTTTTTACTTTATCTGCCACAGATTCTAAAGAATGAATTAGGTCAGCAAATACATCTTCAAAGTTAACCTGCTCCATAAAATTTCCTTTCGTTAAACGCTTTCTTTGAGTTCAGCGCCCTTGAAATAGCGAGGTCAATTCCTGCTCGGGACTTTAAGTGGTAATACCAGAGATCCTTATATGGCGTATTAAGTCTGTCGATTCGCCCCGCAGCCTGTTCTATAATCTTATAGGAGTAGTTCTGGCTGTAGAATATAATGGTGTCCGTCTTGATGCAGTTCCAGCCCTCTGCTCCGGCGTTGTACTGCACGAGATAAACCCACCTGTTGCTATCTGGAATTGGCTGATGTTTATGACCATTCCACTGAGCAACCTCAACCCCTGTGCCGTAGTTCAATCCGAGCAGAATATCCAACTCGTAGTCGAAATTGTAGAATATAATCACTCTTGGCCGCGTCATGCAAATATCAAGGACTTCCTGCTGCCTGCTTTCATCGGAATTAACAAGCTTCCTCAACATATAGCAAAACTCGCTGGCTGTCTCTATTGGTCTATCTTCCCAAGGATTCCAGCGGTTCTTGCAGATTTGCAAATACTTCGGCTTATCGTAGTCTACGAAATTATTCTCATGGTGGGACACTGTGGACCGCTCGAAGTCCATGTCAACCAGAATCCGTTCCCGCAGCCGTACCAGTCGCTGTGTGTTCAAATATCTGTCGATCTTTGGATATTTGGAAAAGCGGCTGTAGACCACATGCTGGTTGTTGAATTCAGTCCGATTTCGGAAGAAACCATTTGCGATGAACACCGGAATATAATCTGTCCAGCAGTCACCCGGCGTAGCGCTCAGAAGAATCCACTCATTTTCCTTTGTGATTTTCAGGAAAGACTTGACCCATTTACCACTGCCAACGACTCTCTGTTCATCGAATATAACAAACGCATTCTTCACACCTATGTACTTTTCGATGTTATTCCAGGAATCCACCGTTACCCTGTGCTCGTAAATATCAAGCTCTGGTTCGGTACTCATGTAGAAATGAGCCAGTTCTTCATCCCATTCGCCGGTATCTCGTTTTCGAGCCGTGGTGATGATATAAAGATCCGGTGGTTCTGTCATCCTTACATATTTTTTTGTGTTTATTTGTCCACCATAGAGTCTGTAGTAAAACGCCAAACTCGTCCTTGATTTTCCGCTCCCAACGCCACCGCACAAGATGCATCCGATTTTCATTCGGTTTATTGCATCTAACTGGTAGTCATAGAGCGTAACTCCTGCCATCAGCCTGATCACCTCATTTCCAGCATCACATGGATGTCTTTTTCCCGGCAATGATTCTCATACGCCAGAAGCGAAATCGTCGCTTCCTCTTCGTCCTCTCCTTCACCTCGGACAGTGTAAGCAAAGAGTTCCTTCCGATTTTTACGGAAAACCTTCCAGAGTTCTTTCTTCTTAGTGGAGTCCGTGCTTTTTACAATAAGCGGCATACTGAAGTCCCTCCTTTGTTGCCTCATGCATGATTTCCTGAAGACTAGGCCCTTCGTACTTCTTTTTCGCTTTCGGCTTGAATGCATCCATCTCTGCTTTGTCAGCAGCGCGCTTGGTCCGTTCCTGCGAGATTTTTTCATCCAGAAGTTCTCTTCTGCGCTTTTTCCTGCATTCCGGGCAAAATACAGTTGCTACCGGAACATTTTTCAACTCTTTGCCGCACGCTATGCATACTTTGTCGGTTACCGTGACACCCATCTTGCATCATCCTTTCATATATTTATATAGGTGTTTGGCGCTGGTGGGACAGGCAGGATTTGAACCCGCGATGAACCAGTTATGAGCTGGCTGCTTTGAACCTGACTAAGCTACTATCCCAAAATTAAAGAGCCGCAGATTTCTCCACGGCTCTTCATGCAGGCTGATTATTTCACGCCGTCCTCCGGTTTGCAAGGACGAACATCCAGACACATCTTTCCATGAGCGTCCGTTCGAACGGAAAATTCTTCCGGATTATGGAACAGCTTCTCATACTTCTCCAGAAGCTCCGGACTCAGTGATCCGAAATCATCTTCCGTAAGTCCAACGATCAGGAACGTCCCTACAACGATGTCGTAAGGTATACCCAGCTTAGTTGCGAGAACCCGGTTATAATGCTCCACGGCATCAATATCCAGTTTACCTTCTTCATTGCAGATCAGTGCCACAGGATCATCCCACGGATATACTGCCTGAATCGGCCCTCCAACTTCCTTCTGCAAGGAGTCCAGACCGAGCGGAATCCGGACAATTTCAGGATAGCAATGCGCTTTTACACGGAGCACTTTGATTCGTTTCATGACGTCAACCTCCAAATCCTTCATAAATATCAATCGAGCTGTCCCCTGCTGAGAACGCCATTTGCGACGTGGGCACTCATAGGACTGGTGCATTCAACCAGAGACCGACTCCGGCACTCGAAAATATCAATGCTTAGTAGACCTCGAGGGAATCCACTCTCTTGTCAATTCTCCTGCGCTCGATGACATCCGGCGCAGCATTGCCGAGATTGACCAGATAGAACGGGATGTTGTAGCTCTTGGCCGCAATGTTCTCGATGATGCAGCCGCGGAACTCACGAGCTTCGTCGAAGATACCGATGAAATAGTCCGCCTCGGAAAGCTTCTTGATGGATTCGCCGAGATACCACAGCGCTTCGTTCGCATTTTCCGGAGGGTCGCCCTCGAAGTAGGTCGGGATGACCTCCAACTCCTTGTCAAAGATCGCCTCTGCGATTTTGTGGAGCCGGTCGAAGGTCTTGCGGATGTCTTCCTCGCTACGCTTCCGCATAGGGCAGCTGATAAAAAGCTTTTTCATGGCATGTCCTCCTTAGAAAGGCATATCAACACCAGGTGCCGCATCATTCGACGGTTCGGCATAGCGAGCGTAACGCTCCGCATACGGATCAGGGTCGGCATCCTGCTCAACGTACATGACATCAGCATACAGGCTGTACTCACCGGGAGAGTTCCGCTTCTCGACGAGGTTTGCCTGCACACAGACATTCTTGACGCGGATATAGTCGAGCTGCCCGATAGTGTCAATGTCACAGAGCAGCCGCTTGCCAGTGGTGGTGATCCAATACACATGCGGCGGCCACTGAGAGTTCATGTTGACCGTAACAGGAACGAAATAGGTCGGAACGAAGGGCTCATCGTAAGTACGCTCGGGGTTCGGATTGGTCTGCCTGACATTGACGCCGAGAGAGAGCAGATGGTCCACCAGATCCTTATTCGGGATAACCACATTGACCCGGCGCTTATCCGAGCCAAAGCGATCACGGTTGGGGTCGCCGCTGAAGTTGGTGGCAAAGATGAAACGGGTATCGTCAATATTTACTTTCTGACGCTTGTTGATCATAAATATAAATCTCCTTTTACTTGCTAATTTCGAGTTCCAGCATGGAAAGAGCGGCTGACACTCGACCCATTTCAGACAGAAAAACAGGATTACCTTTTGTTGCTGCCTCCAAAACCATTTCGTAGCTCTTCTTCGCCTGAGCGATGTACTTCTTGAGCGCATCCTTTTCGTTAGAAGAGCTTTCCGTATAGGGCTTACCGGGATAGTCCTTTCCGCACTCAGCGACCCAATGCCGGATCTCAGCGTAATATGCGCTAGTGTTGCCTGCACACCGCTTCGCGATAGCCATAGCCAAACCCTTTTCCGGATCGAAAATATCGTTGACGTTGCACTTTACAACGGTCTTGGTGCAGTCCGACCAGTAAACAACCGTAGCCGGAGGATTGAAGATTACTTTCTTGATGGTATACCCAGACCTCTTTCCGTACGTAGCATCCAAAATTTCTTTTGCCTGATTTGCATAGCAGCAAGAATCATTTGTAATCCTATGAAAGCTTCCACTTTTACGGATATGGGCATCGTTATTGCCGTCACAGTAAATATCATCCGGGTTAAACTGAAGTGTATGCCCCGTGTCCAACGTAATCGTTGTGGGCTCACCTAACTGCACGTTAATGTGCGCAATCGCTCCGATAATGTCACCCTTAGAATTGAACAACTTGTATGCCATAAAAATATCACCTCTTATCAAAATTCTGCGCAGCTTCATCCTGCACGTCGTCCCACGGAATATCAGGCTTTTGCCAAGGCGGTTCACCCGAATCATCCGAAACAAACCACTCAAAATCACCATATTTGGCGATTTCTTTGATGGCATCATCAACTTCCTTATTGAAGTATTCCTTGTCAATGGACTCCTCCATATTAAGCTGATACACCATCTCGCTATCAAGCCACCGGTAATCTTTTGCGCCAGTCACAGATGCATATTTCCGATTGCCTGCATCGTCAACGCCCGATTCCCGCAGAAGTAGCGCGCCGCCAGCTCCTTTGACGATTGGACAGAACTGACCGACGCGGCCAACGAAAATATAATTGTGCTCATCTTCCCCCAGCCCCTCATTTTTATCAAGGTAGATGGCACCTTTGGAGACACTCTTCGTCTCGCAAAGGTCCTCGAACTGGATCGGGTCTTTGGAAAACAATGTCTTAAAGACATACGGGATCTGGAACTGAGTTCCTGTCGCCGTCCACTTACCGCCTTCTTTCTCGTTATCTTCGGGAACGTATCCATATTGCGTCTTGCAGTCCGTTGCATCCATGTACTTTGCGATATAAACCGCATTATTCACGAGGCACATCTTCTCGTAAGTAGCCTCATGCTCAAAGGTATATCCATACTTCTCCGCAAACTTCATACAGAAGTCAATAATCTCCGGCGTTGCACCGGGGATCTTGATGGAATCGGTCTTGATGTGGGCGACCGTGAACCCACGCTGCTGTACCTCATCCTGCAAAGTGCGCATAAATAAAGCCCCTCGAAGCGCCACAATGTTGTTGGCGTTCTTGGGGTTCCGGAAAGGATTGTCGAAGGTCGCGCTGGTCAGGCCATAGACAGAGTTAATGGCGATTTTCAGTGCCTGCGCCAAAGCTTTCGCCTGCGCAGGGTCGTCCAGATACTTGGACAGCTTTCCACCAAAGAGTTCCTTGGCCTTATCGTACTCGCCATGCTTAACATGGATTCGAACCTCCATCAGGTCATTGAAATGCTTGGTGTATTCGCCAAAGTAGTTCATTGCAACGGCGGAATGCGGGTGCAGCGACGCCACGTCCAGAAGCGCTACATTATAGTACATGTTCGGCTCTGCATAGACATAGCCGCCCATGCCCAAATCCGTACCACGGAACATGTTGTGCATCCGACCATCCTCGCCCTTGACCCACTCGTAACCCGGGAAAGCATTGATGATGTTCTTCCCGACCAGAATATCAGGCTCAACCTCAGTCAAAGTGTCCTGTTCGCCCGTTGCAAGGTCAGTATAGACAAGCTTCGGGTGCTTCTCTTTTCCAAAGATGATGCGAGTAGTCAACGTGTTGGTCGTGTCATTGACCGTCATCCCGGCAAGGTCTGCCAGAATCTCACGAGCAACGAAGTCTGCCTGCCGCTTCTTGGAATAGAAGACGGCTTCCGCGGCAATGACATCATTGTCACAATACTCAGCGACCTTATCCCAGAGGCTTTCCGGCACCGGCTGGTCCCACGGTAAGCCAAGTTCCTGATGATGGATGCCCAGCTCGATCTCGAACTTCTTCAGGCTCTGCTTTTTGGACGAGAAGTCGTAAATATCAGTGTAGGACAGATTGTACGCCTCGCCGAAGAAACCGGTATGTTCGTTGATGATGCGGTTCGAAAGCGCATAGAGCTGCTCATTCGACATGCCTATCATCCGCCCCCAGAGAATGTGGTTATCGTACTTCCGGTTGTTGAAACCAATAAGCCGATATTTCGTAAGGGCTTCAATTTCTTCCGGGCTGGGATTGATCATCCTGTGAATGAGGTCATTTTTGGCAAACTTCCAGTTCGCGAGGAAAAGGTTCGGGAACACCTCACAGTCGAAGAATACGATAGGGGTCTCATTCTCGCCGGCCCGAGAGTCTTTCACCTCTTCCTTCGATTTGAAATGCATCTTCGATACTGCTTTCAAACATGCTTCAGCCTGATTCGTGCTGTTTGCAGCGAAAGCCAGAATCGAATTGCGCATGTCATCGACATCGTACGGGACATTTTCCTCGTACGCCTCATCCATAATGTGAGCGATGAAGTCTACACTCGGTTTTGTGTAGGGACTGATCTCTTTGGCCAGTGCTTTCTTAATCAGAATGCGAAGATGCTTCTCATTCTGGATCTGCTTCGTGTCAACCATTTTTTCTCCCTTCAATGGCAAGCCACTACTGATAGACGCTACAGAAATATCATTGCACTTCGATAACTTTCTTCTAAGAGAAGAATTTCCAGTGAACACCTTTATCTCGATGTTTTCATCGTAGACTCTGCTGAGCTTCGTTGCATCCCCGCTGTAAATATAATGCAGGTGGATGCCCGCACCAGATTTACTGAGTTCCGCGTACGTTTTCGGCCACTTTGATGCAGCCTCCAGATTCAACTCGAAGCTTTTCTTGCCATCAGGTCCTTTAATATCAAAGTCGATGACAATGTGATTCTCTGGAACCTTCACATAGTGAAGTCTCGAAGTGTCCAGCTCTGACAACTTACTTCTGACATTCTCCCATTTTTGCATAGGAGTGCCTTCTTCAGTCGCATACTGTGCCGGACAGTCCCTGCAAATATCATTGAAGAGAGAATGCTGCTCTTCGAACTCGATCCACGAAGTATGAGCTTCTTCCTGCGGCCGTTCCTCCTTCGGCTGCTCAAGAAACTCCTTGAACTTGTCGGCTCGGAATCCGCTGTAGTAACTGCGGACTCTTTCTCCATTCATATCTTCCGAACGCTCTTTGTAATCCGTAAAGTAGTTCATCAACTCCTCACGGAAAGCGCGCCGGGAGTACGGATACGATACCTTTGCCTCTTCATTGTAAGTGTTGTACATTGCCCAGGCCCGCTTGAGCGATACGCCGTCCGACCTCTTGAACTCGTAATAGGAATCCAACATGAAGTTGTAGAAGTCATTCGATGCTCCCAGCATCCGGGTCGGAACATACTCGTCGTAGAGGTGCTTGTTTTTCTCGTAGATCTCCTTGCAGTGCCAGGCGATCCCACCAAGCTCGAAGTCAACTTTGCTAACAAGGTCCCGATACTTTTTGGCCGGAATCTTTTCGCCGCTCGGCTCGACATCGATAAGTCTTCGGATCAGGCCCGACTTGGCATCTGTGATTCGGACCGGCTTGTTCGTGCCAAGGAACATAAAGCACTTGAACTGACTCGCATACTGGCTCCTGAACTTCTCGTTCACCAGCATCGTCTCGTGGGAGACCAGCGAGTTCAGTCTTGTGTTGTCTTCGATCCTCGACAGATCGCCGTCGTGCTGGATCGCAACAAGCGGGTTCGTCTTGAATGCCTCCAGCGCGAAAGCGTTCGAGGATGAGCCGAGCACTTTGGAGTCGAAAACCGACCAGTATCCTTCGAAAAGTTTCTGCACGATGTTCAGAATAGTGGATTTACCGCTTCCGGGCGGGCCGTAGAGCACGAGGAACTTTTGAATCTTCTTCGAATCGCCATCGACGATCGCGCCAATGGCCCATTCTATCTTCTCACGTTCTCCGGGAGAATATAAAGTACCCATGAGTTCATCATAGGCACTGATACTTCCTGCTTCCAGCGGATACGGCAGTCGTTTGGATGCATAGCTCTCTTTTTTGACAGGGGTGTTGGCAAATATCAATGTCTCGTCGAGTGTATGATAATTGTCCCGCATCTGCCTCTGGCAATATTTGTGCCAGTTATCAATCATTCCGGACTCGGCATCCCACATATGAAGCACTCTGGAGCCGCCGTCAAACAGCTCTTTGTGCTCATTTGCGTAAATATCAAGCTCCCGGTCGATGAGCTGCAGCGCATCCTGCTCGTCCGTGCTCCACAATCCACGTTCTTCCAACCAGATCGCATAGAAATCCGAGCCTCGGATCATAAGGTCTTTCGACCGTTTGATGATGAATTTCGGATATATCTCGATCACACCGCGCTTTCCGGTCCGCGTTGCGATCATAAGGAAATCTATCATAATGACTTGATTTCCTCCTTTCTGCGATGTTTATACGTCTTTTTTCGTGATCGTGGCACAGCCGTCACAGCAAATATCTTTTTCGGGTTCCTGTTCAGATACACTGTCTTCCGCCCAGAACTGTTTGGCGTTATTGCGGTTTACCTCATCCAGCACTTGCTGCGTGTGAGCCAGTGCTGCTTTGAGCTTACGAGCGTCTTCCTCTGCCTCTCTATACCTCTTGTCGCTCTCGCCCAGCATCTTGCAGGCGGTGGCACCGAACCAAACCAGGCCGGCAATGAGCAGGTTCTTATAGATGCACTTGCCCTTCAGCTTTCGCACCTGCTTGTTCATGGCCTGTATCGTGCGGTCCGCAATCTGCAGGGAAGTTTTGCTTTCGGCCAGTTCGTACATGACATTCATTATTTCCATTGTCTATTTTCCTCCAGTAATTCAGGTCGGTAAATATCAGCCGACCAATGTGTTCCGTGTTTCGGCACGATGTGATCCGCATCAAAACTCTTTCATCATCGACGAATTCCTCAATAACTCCTTCCATCGTGATGCAGATTTTCGACACGTAAATATCAGGCTTCATTTTCCGCCAGCCAGCCCATGAGCTGGTACCAAATATCAATGGTACGCATGTCTTCGGTAGGCCTGGAAAGCGTGAAGAGCCCGCCGGCGCCATTCGGCTTATAGTCTCTTCTGCTGAATCGCTCAATGACGGATTCTGCCCGCTCTTCGTCGAAGCGCTGGTCATCCATAGCAGCCAGACCGAGGCTGACGACCATGTTCCAGAACCACTGCCCTGTTCTCTTTCCGGCCGAAGAGTCCTCCAGGATATGCTCCTCGATCCGGATGGAAAGCCCAACCATCATCTCGAGCATACTGCACGGGATGCCCGTAAACGCCGAATCGATCCTTGCGTAAGAAATATCATTCTCCGTAGCGAAACGATACCGGAGATTCGTTCCGTCTGCTGCTCTGGAAATATCCATCTCACAGGCCGGAACATAGTTTCTGTTATAAAGAAACATCAGGAGCCGGTGAAATGAGAGGTTCCGGGGCTCCCATTCACCGCACACACTTTTGTAGAGCCAGTCATAATACTGCTCTGCCAGACTCGAAAATATCATTCGTCCTCCTCATTCTGATATACGTCGCAGAAGTTCTGCCGGACCTGAAGGATCTCATAGTCCTTCATATACTTGTGGTTCCGGACATGGACCGTGCTCGGCATATACACTCCGAAGTTCTTCAGCGCCTCCGTGCCGATTATATCCGCGACAGAGCCCTCGTCAAGGGGAGTGTCCTCGCCGTCGATGACAAGCTTTCCGTCGCTGTAGTATGAGAGAAAACAGGTCTCGTACTCATCATCCCCGCCGAAATCGTCCGGCTGGATGATCTCGATCGGCTCGTGGTCTGCGTTCACCTCCGGGTCGGACTCCGTCCGATACTTCCCGGCCAGCTGCTCGAAGCTCTTCTGGGTGGCTTTCTCTTCGATTTCCTTTTCCATATCGGCTTCCCTCTCCTGGAGATGGCGGCGATCAGTCTCATACCGCTCGTCATAGTAATCCCGATACTTCTTCTGGAACAGGGTATGCATGATGCACACGCCGGTGCTGACGCCCGCTCCGAAGAACAAAATATCACGAATCGCTCTGTTCATTATCTTCTCCTTTTATGCTCATAAAGGTAAACGCCAGTCCGCCAAAGAAAAGGGAGACGCTCATAAGAACGCCTCCCACGACATGCCGCTTACGTTTCGTGTCGGTCAGATAGTCCAGAAACAGAAATACGTTTTCCAAACTGTCCATAGCAACGTCCCTTTCACTCCGCGAGAACAGCCAGACCGGAAGCAAAGCATACCCCGGCCATGACTGCAAACACATAAGAGAGCTTCTTTGCGATTCTGGTCATAGCTATCCCTCCGAAATATCAGTCTCAGATCTTGTCGATGATGACGCCGTCGCAGTTGAAGGTGAGCAGAAGCGCCATATTATAGGCAAAGGGATTCGTGTCAATATTCTGAATATTAGACACTCCCTCTACATATTGATCGATGCCAAAGCTGATGCAGTTTTGCTTCGACAGGTCATTAGGGTCATAAATCCATCCGATGAGCTGACCCTCAGGCACTTTCATGGTTTTATTGCCACCGTAAGTTCCAATCATGGACAGAACATCATTCAGAAAAAGATGGCCTTGACTCTTGAGGCGCTTATTTGCAGCTTTTTCGACCATAAACAAATAGTTTCTGTTCAGGTCCATATCAGGTTCCCATGTATCAACAGTCGAATCAAATACACAGGTATAAACACTCTCATGCTTGGAGGCAATGTCTTTGTACTCTTTGATGACCTCCTCGGTGCCATCATCCTTCTTCGCAGTGGACTCGACTTCAACTGCTTTGATATTGTGCTCGAGCTCATGCTGGATACGGTCGCCGAAGCGCTCGGTAACGCGGGACTTATACTCGTTGAAGGTTTTGTCAAGTGCAATATAGGCAGCCGTGAGCGTGGCATTCCGCTTGCTCATAATGTGATGGGAGCTGAACATGCAGCCAAGGGCCAGCACACCGAGACTCACAGCGGGAGCATATGCCTTGGCGAGCTTCACGCCGGTCTGGATGTAGACGGCCGTGATGTCCTTCTTGACATCCTCTTCGGTATATGTCTCATCCTTGTTCAGGATGATCTGGCCGTTCTCGATCTGCTCCTTTGCCTTATGGATCGTCGCGACGTCGGCCTTATGCTCCTCCAGAATATCCTGCGCCTTTATGGTCGCCTTGCAGGCCATGACAGTAGCTGCAACACCGCAGACCGCCGAACCGACGATCATAATGGTCGGACTGGCCTTCTTGAGCCGGTAGCCGTACTTGGACGCCGTGCGAGTCACAGCGTTGATGATCTCATCTTTCTTGATGCTGTTAAGAATCTTCATAAAATATCATTCCTTTCTATCTCAGCGGAGAGGGATCGGACGGGGCAGAACAAGGCGGTACCCGCCCGGGATGCCCTTGATGCACGCTCCATCAAGGTTGTACCAGCCGTAATTGTAGTCAGTGGACTCGTTCGAGACACCCATCATGTCCCACAGGTCGCCTACAGACACCTGCTTGTACTTGCGCAGGGCATCGTACATCTCGTTTAGGGTGTCGTCTGCGTCGCAGCGCACTTCGAAATCCAGATTCTGAAGCGTTCTTGCCGGGCGTCCGGATGTTCCAGGGCGGCTGATCTGCCCGTCTTGATCTGCTGTAATTCGTAGACGAGCTGCGGCTGCGGTCATCGCCCCAGAGAGCGATGCTGATGGCGGAATTAAAGATGCTGCAAAGCCCGTTCTTCAGCATCGGGATGAGATACTCCGCGATGATGCGGTCTTTGACGGTCTTGAGGTCCTCTGCAAGAAAATCATTGGCGATCTTCTGGATGTCGTTCTGCTCCTTGAGCGTGACCTTTCCCCTTACGACCTTGCCGAACTTCTTCTTGGGTTCGCCCTGGGCCGTATTAAAATCATTCTTGGGCATATCCACCTGTGCCATTATGCTTCTCCTTTGTAAAAATAAAAAGTAAGAGCTGCAGATTTCTCTACAGCTCTCGCCTTATCTAACATTAGTTCTCTTCTTCACAAGTTTCCTCGTCAGAAGTCACATCCTTCGACTCCGCGTCGATGACCTCGTCCTTGTTCGCCTTCTTGCTGGCCATCTTCTCCTTGATGTGCTTGAAACCCTTCTTTGCAGCAGGGATGCCATACTTCACACCAGCGCCGATGAGCAGCGCAGCACCAACACCGATCTTGACGATCTTGCCAAGATCGAGGTTGGCATTGCTCTCACAGTCGCAGTCTGAAGTATAGTTCTCCGCCTCAACGGGAACCAAGTTATCAACAGGAGCGTTCTCCATCATAGAAGTCTCGTTCTCCATAGTCACGTTGTTCATTTCGTCCATTTTTGTTACCTCTTTCTTATAAATAAGTTTATAATGTCGGAGTATTTCTCTCCATAAAGCAAGCTGAATTTTTCGCGCCGAGGTCTGAAAATATCAATACCCAAGCCACTTGGGCGGAGTGCGGTAATCCAGTACCAGGCAGGGCATACCGTCGTCATCCAGCTTGGATGAGTAGAAGGTCTCGATGCACAGCGTATTGTCGGTATCCCAGCCCAACAGATCACCGTTGTGGTTGTGCTCCATGCCGAGATAGTCGAACAGATCGTTCTCGGTCAGGCTGGAATCGCTCAGGAGTTGCTTATTTGCACCGTTGATGGCCTTCTCGATGGCATTCTGAGTAGACCAGAACGGCCTCCCAGAAAGGCTCTCCCAGCACTTGATGACCTTACCATATGCCTCACTCGATTCGAGATTGACACCTTTTGCGTTCGGGATCACAGCAGGTTCCGGAGTTTTTGCCATCTTGTCCAGCGCGACAGCTTCCTTGATCTCCTTCGCCTTCTCCGACCCGACCGTCTCCACGACCTTATCCTGATAGCTCCGCAGAGCCGTTTCCGACATGGTGTAAGCTGCCGCCAGCGCAGCGTTTCTCCGGTCGTTGACGCTGCTCGCTGCGATGATGCAGCCGGTCGAGATGCCTATAGAGATGGCTGTGGGGATGTACACCGGCGCTGCCGTCTTGACGATGGTCTTAGCATCCAGCTTCTCGACCCCCAGCTCCTGCTTTTTTTCCTCCAGCAGGATCATGGCCTTGGGCGTTGCCGAGATTGCAAAGCCGACCGCCGTAAACGCGCCTGCGATGCCTAAGCCCAGTAAGATCTTCGAGCTATTTCGGCTGAGGGTCTTCCTCGCCGTTTTGGTCAGTGCTTTCAAGTTCATGCTCGTACCTCCAAAAATATCAATGAATTTATAAAAAAGAAAGAGCCGTAGATTTCTCTACAGCTCCCGCCTTTTCAGATGTGTCCATCCTGTTTCAAGTTCTGAAACCGAATCCTGCTTCCGCGCTGACTTTCCAGTTCTCCGGAGATGGTGTCGTAGATGTATTCGTACAGCCGGATCGGCAGGCTAAGCACATACCGCATCGTGCCATCCAGCACGTGCAGCAGTCTCCTGCCGAAGTCCTTCCATAACTTCATCATAGCATCATCCACCTGAGCGTAATAGTTGCGATTATACATAATTCAAATCTCCTTTATTTGTTCAGTTTGAATCTTCTTCCATAAAGCAGACTGAATTTTTCGCGTCAGTTCGTGCTGTTCTTTTCAGCCAGCTGACGCCGGACCTCTTCCTCCACCATGTCGTGCAGTTCGTCCTCGGTCTTCTGATCCTCGATGAGGTCATGTCCGAAGCCCAGCAGTGCGCTTCCTGCCAGCAGTGCGATGCTTGCCACTTTCCACCAGTTGATTTTATGCATGATAGGTATCCTCCGTATAATCAAGATAGTTTTCTACAGGGTCAAGCGCCGGTGCCAGATAATAGCACTCCAACCCGTCGTCGGTCATCTGCTTGTCGTACTCAAAATCCATCCAGTAGGCGTCCCAGTCATAGATCAGCTGGTCAATGCACCACCCCATCTGGTCGCCTTCGGGTGTTATGGTCAGTTCGTCGGCGCAGAGATAATTGCACCACTCGTTTACCGAGATGCAGCCGTTCGTGGCCAGCTCCCGGTTAAAGTAATAAGATGCCTCAATGACCCGGGACATCGTGGCATGAAAATATCTTTTTGAGGCGGGCTCATAGAACAGCCGGATGACATCGCCGTCCTTGTCTCGCTGGACATCTTCGGCTTTCGTCTCCTTTGCAGCCTCCATCCGCAGCTTTTCCTCTTCCTCCGCACCAATGCGCTCTGCCACCTGCCTGCGGTACTGCTGGTAGCTCTTGCCCAGCGCCATGTAAGCCGCGCTCAGGCTTGCGATCTGCTTTTTGTTCAGCGTGTTGGAGCCAAGGATGCAGGCGATGGTGCCGCCGCCAAGGACCGCCGCAGGAATATAAAACTTCCAGCACTCCTGCACGACCTCTTTCTTCGTCATAGGCTCATCCTTGTTCATGACCACGAGCGTGGTCGCCTTCACAGCCGCCTTGTGGGTCTCATAAGCAGTCAGCCCAACACCTACGGATGCCGCCACTGCCAGGATTGTTCCGCCGTGCTTGCGCAGGAATTTCGCGCATGTTTTCGTCAATTTCATTGTTCAACCTCCATTTTGAAAAATAAAAGAGCCTACGATTTCTCGTAAGCTCTCATGGTCAGTTTCTATTTTTTGATTTCACATCGCTTGTCCAGCAATGAAATATAAATCCCGGTGTTTTCTTCCATTCATTTCGTACAACGTACTCCAGCATACACGCAGCGGTGTGATACTTTCTTGTGAAAAGCTCATACCACGCCAATTCGTATCCACCAATAGTCCCCAGCTCGAAACATGCAATAAAAATTGCACCGGCACCAATAATTTTCAATGCTTTCTTCATAATCGTTCAACCTCCAAAAATATAATTCTGAGACTAACCATCTCATAAAGCACACTGAAAATTTCGCGTCACAGCACTCCGGCATTCTTCAAAATATCATTGAGCTGCGCCTTCGTTACGTCGGCGTCCAGTTCCAGATGTAGATGCACCTTCTGCTCCTTGTCCTGCCAGTTCGCCTGAATGTCCTTCAGCTCCACCTCAACGCCCGGCATCTGCTTTTTCAGCGCCTTGTTGATGATCTGCGAGATGATGCGGCGCATAAAGCTCGAGCGGATGATCATAATGTCCTCCATTATTTTGCCTCAGCTTTCATATAATTCTCAGTCCCATCCATCAAATAAATATCTTGCAGAAGGTCATATGCTTTCTGAATCTCTGTACGCTCCTTTTGATAATAGTGCTCGCCAGACCAATCAGAAGCAATCACATTTCCAAGGTGGGTGATAGTTTTCTTCAATTTTGCCTGTATTGCCGTGTCGTCTTCTGCAAGATATAGTTCTTGTACAACAGCCTGAATTCTTTTATAGTTTTCTTTATGCTTTGACACGCTATAAATAATAAAAGCGGCCGTATCTTCGTAAAGTAGATCGAGTGCAAAGTACAATTCTACTTGATTTTTAAGTGCCATGTTCAACCTCCAAAAATATAAAAGAAAGAGCCCATGTTTCCATAAGCTCTCTTCGGATAAAGCCAGTTTCTTGTCGTTTGCCGGTCTATCGTAAAATATCAGTCTTTCGACGGCCGGAAAATCTGTACGAACAGCCACATCACGAGTGCCACAGCGCACCCGATCAGGAATGTCGTAATGATCTGCCCGACCGAAATCGTATAGTTCCAAATTTTCTTGCCAATAGATTCGTTCATAATACGTTCTCCTTTGTTTCGGGCTTTATCCCATAATGCAAGGAGATTTTTTCGCGTTTAGGCAAAAGAAAAGAGCCTACGATTTCTCGTAAGCTCTATTACTCATTTGGTGAAAACCGTTATGATTTCTTTATCTTCGTCGAAATGTTTCATAAGTTCATCGAATGCTTTTTCGCTGCAATGTGCATCAAATATAAATCGCACAACACCAGTGCGCTTATCTTCAAAGTAATCATACCGCTCGATATATGCGCCAATTTGCTTTGCTTCTTCTTTGATTCGATGCCCACAGCGAGCATTGCAATGAACTCTGAAATACTTTTCAATGTTGATAAGTACCATTCTTGATCACCTCCATAATATAGGCTGATTTTATCGCGTTTATTCTTTGTTTCTCCCTGGCCAGCCAAGCAAGGTAGTCATTGGTTTCAAGCTCTGCCGTATCGTTAGCTTCATTATCGTGCTCGCACATAATGTTTCATCCTTTCTTAAATCAGACTCCGGTCAAATACCGTCTCCCATCGCTCTTTCCTGAGCGGCTTCATCCGCAGCGCCCACATGATCTGCCTGACCGTGACTGTCGGATACTCACCGTTCTGGTTTCTTCTCTTGGCATGGTGGTCAAAATACTCCTTGAACCCTTCATGGAGGTATATTTTATCAGTTAGCCACGGGTCTATAGGTCCCCAGCATGTGGATTTGGTCTTCTCGTCAAATCTCTGCTGGATAACGCACAACCCTTTCCCATGCTCAAAATATAAAGTGCTAACACGGTAGACCGGATGGTTGCAGCGGTATACACTTCCGTAGTAGTTCGTCCATTCCTTTGGAATATCGTTGTGATACCTCATAAAAATAAAGAGAGTCTGCAATTTTCATCACAGACCCTCCTCGGTTCCTCCTTTACTTTCTGTCTGTAAAGCCTCTCTTGATTTCATGGAACCCTTCGTTCAAAGCTCTCGAAAGCGGCACAACACCGCCAGCCTCGCAGATCGACCAGTAGATCGTCGTACCAACCGTGATCAAGCACGTTGCTGCCTGCATCCCAAACTTTGCCCACTCGAGCTTCCGGCTCTTGGTAGCCTTTTCCTGATCGTTGATGAGTTCCTGGCCTTTCCGCCGTTCTTCATCCTCTTTCAGGCTCTGGTTACTATCCTGCTCATCGCTCTTGAGCTGCATGTCGTACAACTGCATTGCAACCTTTGCCGTATTCGTGTACTCGTCCGTACCCGGTTTCAAGTCTTTGAGACTCTCCAGCGATTGCTTTGCCGCTTCCTTCAACAGTTCTTTGTTTTCGTAGTTTTCCATTTTAATTTCTCCTTTACAAAGTAAATTTGGAGTTTCCTCCATTAAGCACCCTGATTTTTTCGCGCGAGGTCAAGTTTATTGACCCTCAGAACAACGTACGCCTCGCCCTCGAACTCCGTCACCTCCTCGTCGAGACTCAGCGAGAGATACGGCCAGTCGGGGTCGTCCGGTTCGCCGATGATAAGCTCCCCGACCGAATGGTTGACGTCACTGACGTGGCGGCAGAGTATCATGCCGAGTGCAAAGCCGATGACCATTGCGAAAATAAGATAGATGAAATAGTCGTTCATACTTTTCTCCTTTATCAAAATATCATTTCGGGCAGTCCAGTGCGTGATGAAAAAAAAAATAAAGAGCTGCAGATTTCTCCACAGCTCTTGTCGGCTCAGATGTCGTTACGAATCAGAAATAATTCTCCTCTGTTGCAAGCAGCCCGTACCAGACCACTGGCCCGAATCAGGTTTATCGCGTTCGTGTAAGATACCTGTGCCGTCGAGGCATTCGCATACTCGCCTGTACCAATGTACATAACTTTCTGGTTGCTCTCGATAAACACACGGATCTTGTCCATCGCGTTCACATAACCACGGTCGTAAGTAGCCTTTACTCTCTTGTACTGTTTCATCGTAAAAATCTCCTTTCGTTCTTCGGAAGACATCTTCTTCCATAAAAGAAGCAGAGTTTTTCGCGTCTAACCTAGAATAGAAAAAAAGAAAAGAATGGGATTTGGACCCATGACCTCCGCAGTTAAGCGGCGCTCTACCATGCTGAGCTACCTTCTCCATAATATATCATGTTTTTTTCGCGCCTGCACAAAAACAAAGAGCCGCAGATTTCTCCACGGCTCTTTCAATTTAATTATCAGTCACATCATGAGCTTTCTTTGTTATCTGTTCGTCGTAGCATTCTTCAGGAATTTTGACTGCCTCTGATGCCCTTCGCATTAAGTATTTCATAACAGCATTTTGCACTTCCAAACCAACCTCTATCATTGCTTGCCATGCACGATCCATATTATTACTCATGTAAATCACCTCCATAAAGGAGCCTGAAATTTTCGCGTTACCCGCGTTCGATGCTCAATACCCAGAAGAATTTCCGATACTGCTCGTAGTAGCTTTCGCGGCAGCAGGGGCAGCCCTGAATGCGCAGAATATCATAAGGTACGCATTCTGTAGCCCCTTTGAGAATGAAGGGTGCTATAGCCGGCTCTACCTCATCGAGACACCGCTTCACGAGGTCGATGCGTTTCGTAAAGAAGGCCCGCGCAATGCCAACCTGCTCTGTCGGATTCGAGACGCGGCTTCCCCTCATCGTGACGGTCTGTAGTTCTTCTGGCCTCGACTTCCATCCGTTAAGGAGGGCCATTGCTTCTTTCCACTCCGGGTATTGCAGGCAGAAGTGCTTGAGCTCGTAGTAGCGATGCTTTGAGATATAGTAAGGATTCCGCTCAGAAAGTTCAATGTGTGCCATTCTTGCCCCTCCACAAAAATCCAGTTTGCTCATAGAGTGCCTTGGGCGAAATATAAAAGTTTATGCGCCCGAGTTTAGCGTTCATCTCTTTCACATCAGTCACAAGTTTTCCATTTCGGGTAGCTTTTCCAATGGGCAGCCACCCCGCAATGATCCCCGCCCTCACCCATGAGGGGTCTCTTCCGTATACCCTGGCAGCGATTGAGACAGGCACTGATCCGGTCGGAAATATCAATTCATTCATACTGTGTTCTCCCTTCAAAAATATCTAAGGACAGCGTATCACGTCCTATTAGCATATTTTAGGGAAAGAACGGGGCAGTGCGTGCTGTTTTTATTTTTCTTCGCATAGGAGAGTTGACAAATGACATAGAATCGTTTAATCTAGAATAGAATTCAGAGCCAAAAAGGAGGTATTTTTCTTATGTTGACCACCTGTCCAGAGTGTGAATTGCAAATATCAAGCAAAGCTCTCGTCTGTCCACACTGTGGTTTTCCCCTGAAAAAGGATGCGCGGGTCTATCCTAGAAAAGCAAATAAACGCCGTAGACTGCCCAATGGATTTGGACAGATTTCTGAGATAAAGGGGCGTAATCTAAGAAAGCCCTTCAGAGTCCTTGTCACCATAGACAAGACTTCGGAGGGCCGTCCGATCTGCAAGCCGCTTCAGCCGCAGTCCTATTTTGAAACCTACAATGAAGCCTATCTTGCGCTTGTGGAATACAACAAAAATCCATATAGTCTTGACGGCGACATCACAATGGATAAGCTTTATCAGATGTGGCTTGCCGACTATAAAACTCATGTCGGCGATAAGATGGTCGAGAAAACCGAATGCTGCTGGAGGTACCTTCGCAAGATTCACAACCTGAAGCTTCAGCAGATGCGTGTGCCTCAGTTAAAGCTTGCCATTGATGAAGCCACCACCTACAAGTGCGGAGATGAAATCGAACTTCCCCGCTCTGCGAAAGGCCGGATAAAGAGTCTGCTCAATCTCATGTATGACTACGCAGTTCAAAACGAGCTGGTCAATCAGAACTATGCCCGAGCATTCTCGCTCTCCAGAATCGACCAGGAAGAGACCTCTCGTGTTGATAAAAGTCACATCCCTTATACAGATGCAGAGGTTGCTCTCATTTGGAAGTCGTTGGAGAAATATCCATATCTTGACATCACGCTGATACAGTTCTACTCCGGATGGCGGCCTAATGAGCTGCTGAGTATGCGAGTTACAGACATCGACCTGGATAATAAAACATTTCATGGAGGCTCCAAAACGATTTCCGGTAAAAACCGAGTCGTTCCGATCCACTCGAAAATTTTTCATTTCGTCGAGCGATACTATAATGAAGCAGTTTCGTCCGGATGCAAATATATGTTCCCGTCCGACACCCAGCCCGGGAAGCCTTATACCTACGACCGCTATTATGTTCGATTCAATGAAGCCCGCGACGCTCTCGGACTAAATAAAAATCATCGCCTCCATGATGGCCGTGTCCAGTTCGCAACCATGGCCAAGAAGTCTGAGGTTGATCAGTATGCCTTGAAAAAAATACTTGGCCATTACATTGATGACATCACAGAGAAATACTACATCAAGCCCGATATGGACTGGCTTCGAACTGAAATCGAGAAGATCAAGTAGTCAAATGAATCCGAATATGGGAGTACGAGAAATTCATCATGTAGGTTTTTTGTGCAGGAATAATGCAGGAATAATATACGAGTTACGTACATCTAAGCACTTCGAACC